TACTTACCTTATTACAGATGTAGATGATGGGTTTGTTAGCAAAGCTGTTGAACAAGTAAAGAAAGGACACAGTTTGGAATATATAGGTCGAACTGAATGGCCTAAAGAAAAGTCAAAAGCCTTTGTACTTAAAGATGATAGTGGTACTAAGAGGTATGTTTATTTTAAACTCACTAAACCTACTGACGAAGGTAAGTAATGAAGACCGCTCTGATTACAGGAGGATCAGGTCAAGATGGTTTTTATCTTACTGAGTTTCTCTTAGAACAAGACTACGAAGTCCACTCTATTATTCGCAGGTCATCTGTAGATAATTTATCTAGGATAAAAAACATAAGTAGTGATTCAAATTTCCATACATCTTATGGAGATTTAACTGATACGTCAGGTTTGTTAAAGATTATTAAAGATACTAAACCTGATGAGATATATAACCTTGCTGCACAGTCAGATGTAAGAATATCATTTGATATACCAGAGTATACAGGAGATGTAGATGGTCTAGGAACTACTCGACTGCTGGAGTGTATCAGAACTTTAGGTATAGTTGACACCTGTAAATTCTATCAGGCTTCTACGTCTGAACTGTACGGTAAGGTACAAGAAGTACCACAGACAGAGACTACACCCTTCTATCCACGTAGTCCTTACGGTGTAGCTAAACAGTATAGCTACTGGATGGTAAAGAATTATCGAGAAGCTTATGGGATGTATGCTTGCAATGGTATTCTTTTTAACCATGAGTCTCCATTGAGAGGAGATAATTTTGTTACACAAAAAATTGTTAAGGGTGTAATAGATATTATGTTAGGCAGGAAAGACTGCCTTACCGTAGGTAATCTTAATGCTCAACGTGATTGGGGACATGCTGCTGACTATGTAAAAGGTATGTGGCTTATGATGCAGCAGGATAAACCAGAGGATTATGTTCTTGCTACAGGTAAGACACACTCAATAAAAGAATTGATTGAGTATGGCTTTAATAAATATCTTGGTGTTCAACTTCAATGGGAAGAGAAAGGTGTAAATGAAATAGGGTTTGACATCAAAGAAAATTCAGAGTATAAAGGTATCCTAGTTAATTGTAGTCCTGAGTTTTTTCGACCAACAGAAGTTGATCTATTGTTGGGTGATCCTACCAAGGCAGAAAAAGAACTAGGATGGGAAAGACAGTATTCTTTCTATGATCTAATTGATGAGATGTTTGAGTATCAACTTGAAAAGGAATAAGTATATTGACTACTGATCAAAAAGTTCTACGTGCATTGCAGAAACGAATGCGTGTTACTCGTAAGACTGCTATCCAACAGGGGTGGGCAGAGAACCTCACCGCTTCTATTGCTTCACTACGTAAGCGTGGTCACAACATTGATACTATGACTGCCAAGACACCCGAGGGTGAGAGTTATACACGTTATCGTTTGAACGAAGTTTAAAAGGAATAAACAGAATGAACAATAAAAAAATAGATACACTGGTAGAAGATATATATTCACTCTTCACATCTGATGAAGAAGTAAATGTATCCCCAGATGATCTATCTAAACTCGCAGAAGAGATTGTTCATTCTGTTTCCTTTGCGTTAAAAGAAAACCATAAGAAGAAGAAGACACTAAGGTTATCTCTTATTGGTCAGCCTGATAGAAAAATTTGGTACAACTTAAATAAAGAAGGAGAGAGTACAGAAGAAGGCTTGAAAGGAAACGACTACATAAAATTCTTATATGGTCATATCCTTGAAAGCCTTCTGGTATTCTTATGTAAGTCAGCAGGACATCCTGTTACAGACCAACAAAAAGAATTAAAAATTGGAGGTGTTGTAGGTCATCAAGATGCTAGAGTAGATAATGTCTTAGTAGATTTTAAGAGTGCGTCCAGCTTCTCCTTTAAAAAGTTTAAGGAAGGTGCTATATTTACAGATGATCCATTCGGATACATAGCACAGCTATCTGCATACGCTCAAGCTAACAAGGTGAAAGAAGCAGGATTTGTAGTTATAGATAAGTCTAGTGGAGAAATAACATATTGTCCTGTTCATCACATGGAGATGATAAATGCAGAAGAAAGAATCAATCATCTTAAAAAGATGGTCAAGTCTCCTATTCTACCTGATAGGTGCTATGATGATATTCCTGATGGTAAGTCTGGCAATCGTCGCCTTGCTATTGGGTGTGTTTTTTGTGAGCATAAACATGATTGTTGGTCTAGTGCTAATGGTGGTAAAGGATTGCGGAACTTCAAGTATGCAAATAGTTCAAAGTTTCTTACACACGTAGAACGCACACCTGATGTAGAAGAAATTTATGGTTGAGAGATATAGATCAGGCAGTGAGAAAACTACGGCAGGTTATCTAAGAGACTTGAAAGTTAAGTATGAGTTTGAACCACATTACATTCCGTATATGTGGATTGAATCTAAAAGATATCTACCTGATTTTGTCCTACCTTCAGGTATTGTATTAGAAGTTAAGGGTAGGTTCACACTAGAAGATAGGAAGAAACATTTATTCCTAAGAAAATCTAATCCTGATCTTGATGTACGGTTTGTATTTGATAGGCCAGCTAGTAAATTATACAAAAGGAGCAAGTCAACTTATGCAGATTGGTGCAACAAACATAATTTTTTATACTGTAAACTTTCTGATGGTTTACCTGACAGTTGGTTAGATGAGCAAAAAAGAAAACCTTCTAGTAGAGATAGAGAAGTTAGTAGAAAATCAAAAGGCACCGCCTCAACAACTACTATTTCTTAGCGTCTTGCTACAAGCAATGTTAGATGCTACTAAACCAGAACATCTTAAAGAATCTAAAGAGTCTATAGTCTCTCGTAACAATGCTAAAGCATGGTTCTTTGCATCCGTAGGTGTGACATCAGAAGATTTCTCTACGGTATGCGATGTAGCAGGTGTTGATCCTGCCTATGTAAGAAGCTTTGCTTATAAAGTTCTTAAATCTAAAGAGATAAAATATGTACGTAAAAGAATCAATGCAGTCCTTACATTCGACTAGGAGAAATAAAATGGATAGAGACTCAGAGATAGCACAGCTGTATGCTACGCTTCCTAACTTTAAGTTTGAAGAAGGAGACTATATAGACGAGATACATGAGTATGTTTCTTCTACTTATAAGGAACACTATGCAAAAGGTAAGTACCAAGCCACTGATGTTATACTCGACAGTGGTCATGGTGAAGGGTTTGTCATGGGTAACATACTAAAGTACTGGAAAAGATATGGTAACAAAGAAGGAAAGAATAGAAAGGACTTGTTAAAGATTATTCACTATGCCATAATCATGCTTTATGTACATGATAGCATAACTAAAGGAGTATAAATTAATGCCCACCTTCCGCTCTAATGAAAATCCAATGTTCCGTTCTAAGTTTAGCGAGGATATTTTCAAACATAAGTATGCTCATCATGGTTGTGAAACGTGGGCAAGCCTAGCATCTGTACTAGTTGATGATGTATGTACACCTCAGTTAAAGCAAGATGAAAAAGACCAGCTAAAAGAATATATTACTGATCTAAAGTTTATACCGGGTGGTCGTTATCTCTACTATGCAGGTAGACCAAACAAATTTTTTAATAATTGTTATCTCTTACGTGCAGAAGAAGATACACGTGAGGACTGGGCAGACCTTTCATGGAAGGCTGAGTCATGCTTAATGACAGGCGGTGGTATTGGTGTAGACTATTCTGTTTATCGTGAGGAAGGTCGTATTCTTGCAGGTACTGGTGGTCTTTCATCTGGTCCTATTCCTAAGATGTTAATGTTAAATGAAATTGGTCGAAGAGTTATGCAGGGTGGTAGCCGTAGGTCTGCTATCTATGCCAGCCTTAATTGGAAGCATCCTGATATTGATAAGTTTCTTACCAGCAAGAACTGGAATGATATGCCTGTTGGTAACACAGGATTTACTATTGGTCAGGTTAAGGAACAAGATTTTAACTTTGTTGCACCAATGGATATGACAAATATTAGTGTGAACTATGATACTGAATGGCTTTTAAATTACTGGGAGACTGGAGATGTTGGGAATACTTTTAGGCAGAATGTCAAACAAGCTTTACGTACCGCTGAACCGGGATTTAGTTTCAACTTCTTTGATAAAGAAAATGAAACACTTCGCAACGCTTGTACCGAAGTTACCTCAGAAGATGATTCAGATGTTTGTAATCTAGGTTCAGTTAACTTAGGCAGGGTAGATACTCTTAAAGAGTTTAAAGATATTGTACACCTAGCAACTAAATTTCTTATATGTGGCACACTTAAAGCCAAGCTACCTTACGATAAGATATATGATGTACGTAAAAAGAATCGTAGGTTAGGTCTAGGTTTAATGGGTATGCATGAGTGGTTGATCAAGCGTGGTTCTAAGTATGAAGTTACTGACGAACTTCACCAGTGGTTAGGAGTTTATAAAGGAGTAAGTGATGATACTTCTAAGAAGACTGCTGATGAAATGGACTTGAGTAGGCCAGTAGCTAATCGTGCTATCGCACCTACAGGATCAATAGGTATTCTTGCAGGTACTAGCACAGGTGTAGAACCTATCTTTGCTGTATCTTATAAGCGTAGGTACTTGAAAGCTGGTACACGGTGGCACTATCAGTATGTAGTAGACAGTGCAGCACAAGAGTTGATTGATCTGTATGACACAAGACCTGAAGATATTGAGTCTGCTCTTGATCTTGCGGAAGATTATAAGAGGCGTATGAAATTTCAAGCAGATGTTCAAGATTACGTAGATATGTCCATCTCTTCTACTATTAATCTACCATCATGGGGAAGCAAGCTTAACAATGAAGATACAGTAAAAGAATTTACTGATACTCTTGCTTCTTATGCACACCGCTTACGTGGGTTTACTGTATACCCTGACTCATGTCGTGGTGGACAACCACTAACATCTGTACCTTATAAAGAAGCTGTTGATAAGTTAGGAGAAGAGTTTGAAGAAGGACTAGAGACACATGATATTTGTGACATCACAGGACACGGGGGCAGTTGTGGAGTTTAATGAATAGTTATCATTGTTTTAAAGAAGAGTTACCTAAAGAACTTTGTAAAGGGTTAGCTACTATAGGTAAAGAACTAGATAAAGAAGAAGCTAAAGTCTTTAAAGAAGGCAGTGATGTTGATATGAAAGAGGTTAGGAACAATAGGGTAGCTTGGTTAGAGAATCCTGAGTTGACTAGCATCCTACAACTTTATGTAGAGAAGGCTAACATAGACGCAGGATGGAATTTTAATATCAATTGTTTTGAAACACCTCAAGTTTCTTTTTATGGTAAGGGTCAGTTCTATGACTGGCATATGGATACAGGAGTAGAGACATCTGCTGATCCTTTCGTAAGAAAACTTTCTCTTAGTCTAACTCTTGATGATGATTTTAAAGGAGGAGACTTTCAAGTACAAGACTGGGTACATCCTCAAGCTAGTAAGAAATTCTCTACGTTAAAAGATATGCGTAGAATAGGAAGCATAGCTGTCTTTCCTGCCTTCATGTTTCATCGAGTAACTAAAGTTAAAGAAGGTGAACGATCCTCTCTAGTCTGTTGGTTTAGAGGCGAACCTTTTAGTTAACTTTTTTCTTGACAACTAATATATATTATAGTATTCTATTCGATACGGTACAACTATTAGGGTGAAAACTTTAGCTGTATATCGGAGTAATTAAGAAATGAAAATAGATACCAATAAAATTATTGAGAACTTAAAGAAGGTACACGATCCAGAAATAAGTATCAATGTCTTCGATCTTGGTTTGATATATGATATAAAGATTGAAGAGAACAATGCATGGGTTACAATCACACACACACTTACAAGTGCTTGGTGTGGTTTTGCTGATGAGATTGCAGAGAATATAAGACTAGCTGGGTACGTACCGGGAGTGGAACACGTTGAAGTTGTAACAACATTTGACCCACCCTTTACAATGGATAGTGTATCAGAGGAAGTAAAGATGACGATGGGTTGGTAAGAATACTATAACATTAACATAGAAGGGTTTCATGAGTAAATTACCTACAGTTTATATTGGATACGATCCTAAAGAAGATTTATATTATCGAGTGCTAGAATATTCTATTAAGAAATATTCTTCTGAACCTATTAATATAGTACCTATTAAACAAGATAAGCTAAGACGTATGGGTATGTACCACAGGAACGGTGTACTAGATAACGGACAGGAAGTAGATGTCTTTGATCGTAAACCTTTTTCAACTGAGTTTAGTTTTACAAGATTTCTTGTACCTTTTCTAAACCATTTAGATGGTCAAGCTTTATTCATGGACTGTGATATGTTTGTTCGTGGAGATATCATGGAAGTCTTCCACAATGATACTAAGACTAATGCTATTTCTTGTGTGAAGCATACCCATGTACCTAATGATGAGAAAAAGATGGATGGTAAATTACAACAAAGTTATTTTAGAAAGAACTGGTCAAGCTTTGTTCTATGGAATTGTGATCATCCTGAAATAGAAAATGAACTGACAGTATCAGATGTTAATACTAAATCAGGTACTTGGTTACATTCTTTTTACTGGTCAGAAAGTATTGGAAGTTTGAACGAGAAATGGAATTGGTTAGATGGTCATAGCTCTGAGAGTATTCAACCTAAAGTAGTACACTTTACTACAGGAGGACCACTCTTTAGGAACTGGGAAGGCAAGAGGGATATAGATAATTTGTATGCTAAAGAATGGCAAGAGTTATGTTATGAGATGAAACAGAATGAAGGATACTAAGACATATGATTAATTTCGTTACCTCGTTTAGTGGGAAAAACTATACTACTTATGCTAAGAGTATGCTTGAATCAGTAGTAGAACATTGGGAAGATGATGTAAAACTAGTCGCGTACTATGACACCTGTAGTGAAGAGCAGATCGCACAGTTTCCTAAGTCACCTCTTATTGAATACAGAGACTTGGACTTAGTAGAAGATCGTACTTCTTACCTTGATCGTATGAAGCACCATGATGGCACAGAGAATGGTCAGATGGAATACAACTGGCGTATGGATGCTTTGAAGTGGTGTCATAAAGTATACGCCTTGACTGATTACTTTATGGAAATTTCTGAAGATGAGATTAAAGGTGGTTGGTTAATCTGGATGGATGCAGATGTAATCACACATAGTAAGCTTAATGAAGAAATATTGTTTGAGTCTTTCCCTAAAGATTCAGAGTTGGTACATCTTGGTAGAAAAGATATTGACTTTAGTGAGACAGGCTTCATTGGTTTTAATCTTGACTATCAAATGCCTCACTACTTTCTTGCAGACATTCGAGGATGCTATGACATTGGAGAAGTTATAGCTTATCGTGAATGGACTGATGCCTTTATTATGACCCGCTTCATTAACATATATGCAGCACATGGTATGAAGGTTCATAACCTTACACCAGATGCTAAAGGACTGGCTGTATTTGAACAGTCTTCTTTAAATAAATTTATGATGCATTACAAGGGTGATCGTAAGCAGGAAGTAATGTCTGAACAAGGCTTCTCACAAGACGTAGTTCTTCCTCGTTATGGTCAGCTTGCTACGCTAGTTCGTAGTTACAATCCTAATAAGATTGTAGAGATTGGTACATGGAATGGTGGTAGAGCAATTGAGATGGCACTAGCTTCCTTTGAGACGATAGATAAGTTTCATTACATTGGTTTTGATTTGTTTGAAGAAGCTACTGATGAGACAGATAAGCTTGAACTAAATATTAAGCAACACAATACTTATGGTGCAGTCTTTAATCGCCTCACTGAATTTACAGAGAAGATGAAAGAGAAGGGTAAAACTTTTACCTTTAAACTACATAAGGGTAACTCACGTGATACACTGAAAAAGGCTAAGAAAGAATTAAAGAAAGTTCCTTTTGCTTTTATTGATGGTGGACATAGTGAAGACACAATTAAAAGTGACTACGATAATCTAAAACATATCCCTGTCATAGTGTTTGATGACTTCTATTCTAAGGATCAGAATGGTCACACAGTCTCTCAAGATAAGGTAGGTGTTAATAAACTTATTCGTGATGAGATGGAAGGTAAGCGTATGCATGTGCTACCATCACAGGATAAAGTATCTGGTGGTGGTCTAGTACATCTAGCTGTCCTTCTTAACAATTCAAAGTTAAAAGATATTCCTATTGAACTTAGGCGTATACCTATTATCGTTCATCCTAAAGACTGCGTACCCAAGGATGATATCGTAGATAATATCAATGCTAACTTGAAACTTATAGATAATTGGGATAGTATCCAACAATACTATGGACATTCTGAAAATGCTATCATAGTATCAGGAGGTTCTTCTATTGACTTTGATAAGATAAAAGAATTACAAAAAGAAACTAACGCTAAAATAATATGTGTTAAGCACAGCTATCCTAAACTACTAGCTGCTGGTATCAAACCTTGGGGTTGTGTTATACTTGATCCTCGTACCATTGAAGGAGAAAGTACTCATGGTATTGTACGTAAAAGTTTGTTTGAGAACATAGACCCTAGTACTAAATTCTTTATTGCGTCTATGACTGAACCTTCAGTAACTGAATACATTATTGAACGAACATCAAATGTATATGGGTGGCACGCTTACTCAGAAGCTATCAAAAATAGAATTAGTAATAAAGCTGACTATGAAGAAGAAGAACAAATTAAAATACCTGATGATGTAACCTTTGTTACAGGCGGTACGTGTGCAGCCATGAGAGCAATAGGTATGCTACATATCTTTGGGTTTAGGAACTTTCATCTGTTTGGTTTTGATTGTTCTGTTGCAGATATTTCTGAAAAAGAACAAAAGGAAACTCTATTTGATGGTAAGGTTAAGTACATGAAGGTAGAGATTAACGAAAAAGAATTTTGGACTACCGGAGAATTGTTAGCAATGGCGCAAGACTGTGAACAATTGTTTGATGCTCTTCAAATAGATATGAACGTAGAGTTTTATGCTAAATACAATACCTTGGCACAAGAAGTTTATTCGTCATCCCGTCATGGTAATAAAAAATACTACTCCAGTACGTTTAACTCCTAACAAAAGGAACTTATCATGCTAGAAAATATTACAAGTAACTTAGATGTTATTGTCTCTACTCTTACAGGTATCATTACTATTGCCAGTATCTTTATTGCAGGTACTCGTACACCTGATCCAGATACTATGCTCGGAAAGATATATAAAGCAGTAGAGTTTCTCAGCCTTACTGTTGGCAAAGCAAAACAAACAGGTACTAAACCTGTAGTAGTAGAAGAAGTACCAATGGTTAAAGGTAAGATTAAGGTAGTAAAAGAAAAGTAATGTGGTCTATTCTTTCTCCTATATTTAATTTCTTTACAAAAATACTTCCTTTAGTATTTGCTTTTAAAGCAGGTAAGGATAGTGCGAAAAAGAAAGAACTAGAAGTAGCAGTAGACAATGCAAATGAAAGAAACAAAATTGAAAACAAAGTTAACAAGCTTTCTGATGATGATGTTTCTAAGCAGTTGCGGAAGCGTTGGAGGAGAGGCGGCATTCTGTAGTTGGTCCTTTCCAATTTTAATCAGTGATGCTGACTCTCTCTCCAACGAAACTGCTAGACAACTATTAAGTCATAACCTAACATGGGAAAAATTCTGTGACTAAAGAATTAAATCTTAAACAAGAAAAGTTCTGTCAAGCATACGTCTTATATAGGAATGCTACTGAGTCAGCTAAGATTGCTGGTTACTCTGATGTGTCTGCACATACACAAGGTCATAGACTAGTACAGCGTAATGATATACAGGAAAGAATTGAAGAGTTAGAAAAAGAATTAGAAACTAATATTGATGTCATCACTGAGATTGAAAATCAATATACATATGCTAAGAATAATGGGCATACGAACAGTGCAATTAAAGCTTTGGAAGTTTTGTCTAAGATCAGAACATCTAAAGATGACGAAGTTCCTAAATCAATTGCAGAACTAGAGGATGAGATAGTTAGAAGTTTAGAAATACTAGGTGAAGAAAGATCATCTAAGATTTTCCTACAATGTAACTGGTTTAAGGGAGAACAAGAAGAAATTGAAGCCATATAAAGACCCGTGAGTAGGGTTAACGATAGGCTTGGCTACCCATCCCCCAAAAATATACTACTTGCTCTGTGTGGTCTTCCTAGACATCTACAGAGTCATTGTTCTGTATTGTAGGATGACGACCATTGTGCATGTGCTGTAATACTTGTACTTCTTCTTGAAGCTTAATTATTTGAGCATGTACTACTCCCTTACGTTTGTATTCCTTTGCTAGGTTGTTAGGACTAAGAATAGCAGTCAACACTCCTATCTGACTACGTAAAACAGCTACGTTATTTTCTACTAAGTCTTGTTCTCTATTCAACTCATCTATATATTTCTTCATCTCATTCTGTGTAGACTTTAATGCGGCTACCTGTGCACGTACCAATGCCCATGCACCTGACAGAGATGCTACTACAGCACCTACTTGAAATAGAAACTGTGCGTCCATCTCCATTTATAATTAATCCTCTCCAATAACTACATCAGGTGGATCACCTAGTAAATTACTATTCATGTATAAAAGTTCTAGCTTTGACATATCTTGGCGAAGATTACTTAACTCTCGTGCATAAGAGTTACCTGTTTTTTCTCTTAGTTGCCGTTCTCTATCTTTCCAGAACTTGCTATTCTGAGATTGTCTGATAGGTTTAAGATCACCTCTGATGATAGAAGCTATTGAGTTTTTAGAAGGTATTACACCTTGTAAATCTACAGATCGTAGATACTTTCGTAGTTTAGCATCTCCCACAATTCCCTTCATATCTTTAAACAACTTATGCATACTCTGTTGCCCTACAAACTGCTGCTGTAGAACTTCATCATAATCTTTTAGTATATTTTCAGGAGTATATAAGGTACGTGGGTCAGACAACTGCTCTCTTAAATCAATTCTAAAGTCATTAGCAATATCTTTCCCATTAGAGTTAATAGTATTTAAACTATAACCCATAACTTTTTTAGGATCAAAGACCTGTTCTTTAGTACCAAAGTATAAACCATTCTTTTCTAATAGATCAAAGAATCCTTCTGCATCATCACCTGTATTACCAAATGTTTGAGGGTAGAAAAATCTTTCTGCATCTGTACCCATCTCACCAAAGTTTTCAAAGACGTTAGCATCCTGTGCCATGTCTCTTACCATCTTAGTGTATCCCGGTTCTGCTGTTTTAACTAATTTAAGAATCGAATCATCCGGTAGACCTTCTCCTGATATTACAGACTTAACTATATCAAACATAGGTTTACCTGCTTCTACTGCAAGAGAAGGACTAAGATAAGGTTTAAAAATATTTGTAGCTGCTCTGTACAAAGACTTATCTAAATCTTTTGTTACGTCCTCACCCCTACCTGCCTTCAGCATTATAGGCATAATAGCATCAGCTAGTTGTTGATCAGGGTTAAGATAACTTAAATTTATATAAGTAGGATTACCATCTTTATCTGCTCCTGTTATTAAAAGAGCAGCATCTTTCTCCCAATCAGGTAAAGAACTACGCATTTTTTCTAACAGTTCTGAATTACCTGCAGCTTCATTAGCTGCATAAGCACCAGTATAGATTGCCCCTTGTGCTGCATACCATTGACCTAGGCGTTTAAGACCTTGATTACGTAAGACCTTGTTTCCTGTTTCAAAGCCTTCAATCATTTCATCTGAACCTAGCTTTAAAACATTATAACTATTTCTTAAACGCTCGGCAGGATAAGCAGTAAATGTACCTAGCACAGGTACTTGTCTCATCTTTTCTAAAAGAGGAGGTATACGACTATAGATAGGAGTAATGTTAGCAGTGTTAATAGAAGCTTTTTCTTTTATATAATCTTCTTTAGTAGCTGTACCGGGGGTGATTTGATATTCTCTTTCAAAGTCTGCTAGTTTTTGCTGCCGTGCTTCAGGACTATAGTTATCAAATACATCTGAAGCTTTTTTTCTTTCATTAACATAAGCACCAAATTTAAAAGCATCATCAGAAGCACCGTATGCTTTCCTTGCTGCCTTAGATACTCCTCTTCCCGGTTTACCTAAGACAGAACCACCACCACTTATAGTAAATTTTTCTATAAATGTACCATCATCCATACGTTCACTAATATCTCCAAACCTTCTTAGTGTTTGGTTAAGATCAATACTTGATCCTTGTAATCCCATTTCTTTAAATTCATTTATCAAAGATTGTTGTAATTCGTTGTCTGATTTTCCTCCCTTATACATAGACTTCCATGCTGTTAGTCCATCCTTTACTCCTTTAACATTACCACTAGCTACTGTATAACCTACTGCACCAGCTATGTTTCTTAGTTGAGACAAAGGACTATAAATTGTTTTACCTGCCTTTGTGAAACCTTGGACATTCATAACACCACGAGATAAACTACCAATTAAATCATCTCTCGTAGTTAAACTTGAACCAATAAAATCTTCAGTCAATAACTCTTTAAGTTTTAATCCTTCTTCCTTTGTAATGTATACATTTTTAAGATCATCATCTATCCTACCAAAGGGAAGGTTCATTACAGTGTCTTCAAGTTCTGGCTGCTTACCTTTAAATGCTTTCTTCTGCACACTACCTGCTAAAGATATCACATCATCTACACCTAGCTGTTGTGCAGCAGTAGCAGGATCAGTAGCACGTACCCCCACACCCCTACGTATAGCGTCTCCAGCTATATCTGCAGCAGTATTAGACCTAACGGCAGTATCCATGATAGCATTTATTGTCTCTGCTACACGTAAAGCAGGGCGAGTATTGTAACCTAGTATTTTCTTTACTGTGCTAGGAAGTTCTTGTGTATCTAACTTCTTTTCAAATGCGCCTGTCTCTTTTCTAAATTGTCTTGTAGGTTTATATAATTGTTCTGCAAATTGACGAACTGCCTTGTCTTCTAAAGAATCACTTCCTACTCTTATACCCTTCTCATCTATATATTTTTTAGTAAAGCTACTCCATCTTTTATTAGAAGGATCATCTCTCATATTTACTTTTAATTCTTCTAAAATATTAGGTTCATCTTTTAAAAACTGATCAAAGTTTTTTGCACGTTTAGTTGTTGCATATGCTTCAGGAACACTCCTTACATAGTTTGCGTCTTTATTAAATGTACCTATAGTTTGAGGATTTAGCTTAGAAGATTTTCCATATTGAAATGCTGTATCTCTTACAGTAAAGAAATTATCTATTACAGTTCGTGCATCAACACTTCTATCTGCTAGTTGTCCTAATGCCTCCTTATCCCCCTGTAAAGCTTTATTAATAATACTCTCTTGTCCCTCAACAAACGGCTTATCTGCTGCAGACAATGAACCAGATGAATCAGTAACAAAATCTCTTTTAATAATCTCATCTAATTCTTCAGTAAGTTCTTCTCCTTGCTGCTTAATACTAGATGCTTCTCCTGATCTACGTTCTATTAACCTTCTTTGAGTTTCTGATACTCCTGCAGTAGGAGATAAGTTTCTTTCTAACCATGCGCTTGCTCGTTCTACACTAGGTATTTCATTAACATACTTATAAGGAGAAGAAGTTTTAATAGCTGTTGTACCAACACCTCCAATTGTAGCTACACCTGCTCCTAATAAAGGACTAAGTGTACCTTCAGCTATACCTTGTATTGCTATTTCAGTAGGATTAATTTCTTCTCTTAGGTTTAAATCTATTTCAGTATTTTGTTTATCATAGTTTTGATATGAACCACCTGTACCTGCTACTACACCTTCTGCAGCTAAACTTTTCAAGACTGCAGGTGAAATAAGTGTTTTCATCTTTGCCTGAATATACTTTTTTACTCCTTGTTTAGCTGCTTCTTTTGTAGCTTGTGCTGCTACTGCACCACCACCCATAGTAAACGCACCTGCAATAGCTGAAACAAGATTAGTAGGATCAGTAATTCCTCCTATGCCATAATCAACTATAGCAGCCAACTTAGGTGCAGAGTCTTCTCCAAAGTTAGGCATTCTGTTAACAGCGTCCATAGAGATACCAAGCAAATACCTATCAGTTTCACCCATATCTTCTACTTTATTTCCTACTTGAATAGTATCTAAAATATTAGATTCAAAGTATCTATTTTGTGTAAGAAAAGCATCAAGGATATCTTTGTTATTACCATATGCTACTGGTTCGCCTAAATTCTCTAGCGAATAGTACATTGCATCTATAGTATCCTGATCTTGCTGCAATCCCTCATATGATGTAGCGATAGGACCTGCTTGTTGTTCTTCACTCATTCTTGGATTTTTCTCTTTTTTAAATTTTCCCTTAGAGCTACCCTTGTTTTAGCATTTCTTGAAGCAGTTCCGTCTAAATAACTACCTATAGCTGAACTTGCTTTATTAGAAATTGAACCAGAGTTTCTTAAAGTTTCTAAACCTTGTCTATCATATGCACCTGTTTCTACTAAATCTTTAATGTCTTCTAAAGACAAATCATCCCCTTTTGATATTTTTTGTTTTGCTAGATCATGCTTGTCTCTGTTTAACAGATAAGTTCTTTCCTTGTTAAATTGATCTAATTTAAACTTTAAGCCTTTTAATTTATTTGCGTCTTTAGTGTTAGCAATCAGACCTTCTATTTCCATCTCTTTAAGATCAAGACTTTTGTTTTTATAGTAATTATCAATTTGTTTATCAGTGAAATTCAACTCTTCTTTTAAATCTCTACGATCAAGAGAAGAAGCTTTCATCATTAATGATCGTTGTTTATCATTAAGTTTAGATAGATTAGATACTAGTTTAGAATCTACAGCACCTTTACCAATAGCCTGAAGGAACGTCTGTCCTCCCGGTTGAGCAAGTATACTAAATCCTAAATTCATAAGTTCTAAGTATTTATCTTTATCTAATCCTTCTCTTAAATCCATTAAATCTTTTCTTTCTTTCTTAGTCATATCCTCCATCTTCGCCATAAGTTCTTCTTTCTTAGCAAAAGGATCAACCATAGAAATAACATTAGTAAACTCTTTAGCTACTGGTTTAGTTGTATCTACTCCTAGAGATATAGCTTCTAATCTAGCTGTATCACCCATAGCTATAGGATCGCTATCTCTATCTCCTGTACCCATATCCATTGATACATCTTGTATTGTTCCTTGTTCAACAATTTCAGAAATAGACTTATCATCTTCGCGACCTGTACTTTCATCCAAGCCAATAATATTTGTATTAGTAATTTCTTCATCAGTAGATTGCAATCTATTTTGCATACTATTTGGAAGAGATACAGTAGCTGATGGTCGCCTATCTTTTGATTTCTCAATCATTCGTTTTTCTTCTTCTTCTCGTACCTTCTGTAATAGAGGATTAATTTTTGCTTGTGCGTCTTCTCTACCTTTTGTTGTACCGAAGACATATTGGTTTTGGCTTTCATCCATAGCTTTACCTGCCGCCATTCTAGCCTCACGTAAATCTTTTTCACTTGTAAGTTGACCAAATGGACCTGATGATCTATCATACATATCCACAAAAGGTTTAGTCACAGTCTCACCTGCAGTCTTTAGTGCACTTGTAACATCCTGTCTAATAGGACTAGCATCAGATGGTAAAATATTAGGGAGTTTACCTCCTGTTTCTCTAATATGTTTTTGTAAGGGAGATTCTGATTTATTTTCACTCCGTAATTTAAAAGCTTCTGGACCAGTGATTTCTTTTCCAGTTAGTTCCGATTGTGCTGGAGGTTGTTTATCTTTTAATTGTCGTTGAGCAAAACTTTGTGTATCTTCTGGTTTAACAGTACTTTCTAATTGTTTAAGTATACTCTGTTCTGGGGTATAGTTTTCTGTAAGAAGAGTATTAGAAACTTCTTCTTCTGAAATAGCGGGGAATGAGTCTCTTTCTGCACGTGGTTTTAATCTACGTTCACTCATAGACCTAGCAGTCCTATCATCTTTTCTTTTCATTAACTCATCTGTTACCATTTTAATAGAAAAATTAGGATTGCTTGAAGCTTTAAGTAATTCGTCCATACTTAATCTTGAAATAATATCTTTCTGAGTACCATCAGAACTACCACCTGAATTACCACCAATAGCTAACCTAACTGTACCACCATTAGCTAAGTGTTTTAGTCCTAGTAGTCCACCCTTCTTAAAACCAAATGATCCTACATTACCACCAAAGTTAGCTGGTTGTGCACCCATTCCCGGTGCAGTATTCATGGTTGCAAGTTTCTGTTGACCTTGAGCA